AGGAGTGCTCTGTGTTATGTAAAGCACGCTCGACGCGCTCTTACGAGTAGCAGTTTTTAGCTTCACGCCAGCGCGGACTTTCGTAACTGACCAAGGAAGCAACTCTCTCCCCTGCTTATCTATCCACTTGCTTTTCATCCCCGATAGAGGCATCTCTGGATAAGCCGCTTTAGCCGCGCTCACAAGTGGCGCTGCAATGTTCTTGGCTTCACGATTGAAGTCTTTGCGATACTCAGGATCTATTTTTCTTAGTGAAATGATTGCCTGCTTTGCGCCTTTGATCTCTGATTTCATTTCGATCATCGTTAATCCTTTCGGCGTCTATTAAGCACATCTATCACAGTATTTAGATCTGTGTAAGTGAACTCGATTAGTGGGGGCCAGTAGCCAGTCTCGACAAGTAACTCGGCGAGACTGCGCCCTACTGATCCCCTTGTGTGGGGTTTGCTGACTCTGTTTCCAAGACTTCAAGATTGACTAACTTTTTGAGGAAGTCATCCAAAACGACTGGAGGATTATGTCCTTGCTGTTTGGCTGCTTCGTGGGCGAGGTAGCCCAGCATCTCAATAGAGATACCGTTAACCAGGTCGGACGCTTTGACTTTGTATTTCCGCTCTAGCTGCACAAGATGGAAAAGATTAGTTTCAACAACGTAATCTTCTTCTCCTGTGTTGATCTTTATGGATAGTTTCATGGTTTCCTTTGCACGGTGGGGAATTGGTTTATGGGGTGATGTCGCGGACCCAGGTGCCTCCCGAGAAGCTCACTTCGAAAACTTGTAGCTCTCCGACGGTGTAGGCGTAAGCGTTGTTCGCGATCATGGTATTACTGATCGTCCATTCTGGATTGCTTGCACTAATCGCGCCCGAGTCCTTTTTTACGACGATGGTGGTTGTGCCGAGTCCGACTTGAGCTGCAAGAGTTGCTTCAACTTCTCCTGCTCCGTATGAAGCGTAAAGGGTGAGACTCCCTTCGACAGTTTGTAACCCAGGCACCATGCGCTCCCCAAGATCTCCGAAGGCGGTGCTTGTAAGGGGGTTACTGGCGAGAGTAAAGCTGATGCTCGAGGCCCGATCTGTTAGATCGACTGTCGCCAAAAGCAATGAGCTTGGCTGGGATAGGTAAGTGGTTGTTGCCATGATTTCTCCTATGGGTTTCTTGAGGTTCCTACACGTACCGTGAGGTCGTATGAGGGTATGTCTTGTGATCCGATTGTCGTGACAGAAGGACTCCCCGAGATGAGGGAGATCGCGCTGTTCATGATCGTGTCGGCTGTGGTGATGAGGTAGTCGCTTGCGTCGCTGTTGCCTGGGGGCGCTGCAAGGATCCTCACTCCGAAAGTTATTTCGGCGATGTTGCTGTTAAAGCATGTAAACGTGGGTGGCTCGACAAATACTGTCATCGGTCTAGCGTTGCGTGCATCGGTGACGACTGCCAGTCCGAGTCCCGTGAGCGAGGCTACAAGGGTGCTCTGGGCGCTTGCGAAGATGCCACTAGCACTCATGCGACTTGGCTCCTATTGACGCCGAGGAGACGGTTGATCTGTCCCATTGAGCCGACGGTGCCCGGGATGTTCATTGCTTCAAAACTTTGAAACGAGTCCACGCTCCCTCTTTCACGATATAACGAACCCGCCACCATTGTCGTACCAAGTTTGACGTCCGCGCCTGGCACGGTAGTAAGCGAGTCAAAATAACCTGCTTCTTTCCGTCGCCTAAACGCGAACGCGTTAGCTGCATCCGTGCATGAGCCAACGAAGGCTGTGTCGTTTGCGGTAGCGACACTTATTCCGAGCCAAGCAAGAACGTCGGCTGCAACGATCCATGTGCAGGTCTGAGTCCATGTGAGCGTCCCTGTCGGGATTGCTGCACTACGTTCCAGATCTGTTCCGGCATCGTAAAAGATGACTTGATTGCCGATATAGACGTTGTAGTCAAAGATCAGATCGCCTTCAACATCTACGCCTTCAAAATAATAAGGGTTGATCGCATAGACGGTATGAGTGCCGTTCAAGCTGTGGCCTAAGCCTGCAAGCGTAATGCTTTGACCAATACCGATATCCGTGTCCTCGAGAGTTTGCACCACGGCGTAGTCGTCTAGTCGCTGATGATGAGTGACTGCAAAAACTGCCATGGTGCAAACTTTCCGAGTGGCTTAGAGGGGACTAGGCCTGTGGGATTTTCATGAACTGGTTAGCGTCGATCATTTTTGGGGCGAAGTAACCACGGAAGGCGATCGTGCGCGACAATGTTGAAGGATTGTCGAGGCTGATTGCGCCCTTCTGCTGCTCATAGCAACGGAAGGCTCCAGTAGCTGCTGCACCGACGATCGTGGTCTTTGCTGCAAAATTGGTATCAACTACGAGGCGCAACCCGAACACGACTGCTTCACGTGAACCTGCGTTCATCGTGCCAAATGCGTTCATTGGGCCGACCTGTGGAAACAACGGCCTGCCTGACGTGTCATCCAAAGATCCAAGCTGCGCGAATACGTCACCAGACACAAACATGTGATCTGGGAGGTAGTTGCCGTTTGAGAGGATGGTGTTTGCACAAGCGTAAACCTTGGCTACCCAGTCGGCAGGGTCTGTCGGGGCGACGTTGCCTGTGGTCTGTGATGTGCCTGCAAGAAGCGCGTCGGCTGCTGCGTTGTCCGTGGCAAGGGCGTATTTTTTACCCATGTCCTCGAGGAGCCCCTGGAGGACTTCCGGCGAAGTCCAATCGATTGAGGCTTCGGAAACTTCAACGTATCCGCCGTAGATGTCTTTTGTGATTTGGATGTCATCGACAATAAATTGTCCAGCGGTGATGGTTGTGTTTTGTGTTTGTGGGCCACCGATTGAAGTGTGAGTCGTGATTTTTGGAACGATAAACACTTTGCCACCTTGTGGCATTTGGCGTGCGCCGATTGCATCCACGACTGGGCGGATGCCTTGGATCCCAGAATAGATCGGAGCCAAAATTGGCAATGGCAAGATACCATCAAGATCAGCAGTAGTCACGTCTGGAGCTGCAGCGCGGAGGCGAGCATTAAACTCGGCAGCAATAGCGCCACCTTGCATCTGTGCGGAGATCCACTCGCCAGCTGAAGGCAATTTATATTCTTGCTTCGCTTGTGCATAAAGGATTGGACTTGTGGGGGTTGTTGCCGACTCTACTGACTCGGCCTTGATTGCTTCTGACACTTTTTCCTCCTCAGGGGTGTCTAGGGTTTCTTCTTCTTCTTCGCTTTCCTCAGGATCGGCCGAGGCTGCGATTTCTGTGATTACTGCTTCCGAAAAAGCAGGAACCGCGACCAAACTGAGTTCGATCATCTGTGCTTTTGACACGATCATCACTCCTGCTTTGTCAAACTTAAACGAGACTGGGTTCGCGCCGACGCTAACTGAGTCATACGCGCCAGCCTGAAGCAAGGCAACAACGTCTGCCGATGCTCTTGTCTGGGCCAGCGTTGCTTCAAACTCAAGACCTGCATCGCTATCGGAAATAGAAGTGACTACTCCGCGTAGCTGGCTCATGTCGTGGTTCTCTAGCAGTTTTGCTGGTTTTTGATTTAGGTCAAACGCGCCACGTAGAAACTTTACGCGCTGACCTCCTGAGACAGTTGCAACAACATCCCAGGGGACGGCTATGCCTGCGATACGCGCTGGTCGGTTGTCGTCGCCTGCCTCGGCGATAATTAGATCTATGTCTGCATGAAATTGGATCATGATTACTCCAGATTGTTTGTGTCGGATAGCGGATTGACTTCTGGCTCTCGCATAACTGGCTCTGCCATATCGGGCGCATACTCGCCGACGTATTCATCAAGATCAAACTGGCAATGGCGTCCTCGAGGAAGTACATCGTCCATAGACAACCGTTCTTCAATCGCATGGAGCAGGGGACGAGCGCCGAAAAGGAGCAAGTCTTGGCGAGCCTGTTGAGCATTTGCGTAGGTCATACCGCTCTGGTCAATGGCAAGCAAATAGGCAGGGATGTCCATAAGGCGAGACAGTTCTTTTGTCTGATACTCGCGCCCTTCCACGAGCTGCAATTTGCTCGGGTCTTGGTCAAAGGCAATGAACTCGACAAACTCGTTAAGAGCGCCGATCGCATTTGTGCGCCTGTTAGATGCCCAGGCTGCAGCCATTTCTCCGAGCTCTTCGCCTGACATAGGCTCGCCTCCGCGCTGGCGAAGATAACCGGCCGCTATCTCATTTGTCGCAAAGCGCTCTGCTGAGGCGTCCAGACGAAGAGAAATTTGTATAGCGCGACGGCCTGAATAGATGACGCCCTGGTTGCCGTTGAGGAACTGGATCACGTTGCTTGGATCAAGTGGGAGACCGTTGAACTCAAGTTCATCAGCAGGGCCGAACCACTCGGGCGGAGCATTGCTAGGAGTCTGCACCATGTTTGCTGGAAGCCATTGGAAAGTTGCTGGGAAGCCTGTGCTATAGCGAGAAGTCACCGCCCAAAAAGCGCGACCGTACAGGATTAGGTCTCGCGCTGTTTTCGCCATAATGAAGTTACGAGTAACCTTAGGGTCGGGCCGTGTCATCCAAGACTCGCCCTCCACATAGATCTTCTCGTACTCTTCGCCGTTCCATTGGAGAACGTAGCTCTTCATGTCGAGGGTTCCCACCACCGTACTCAGCAGCGAAACCGCGCGAGTGATGGTGGGTACAGATAGTGCAGCTTCTTCAAACGCCCCTACGGTGTATGAATAAAACTGGCCTATCTGCGACGCGCCAGAAGCGGCCGCTAGTGGGGCGGACGCATAAGCTGGAGCGGTGATTTTTTTACCGAAGAGAGGCATTACTTGGAGTCTCTACCTAGCGTGTAACAAAAGCAAGCACCACGACAAAAGATAGAGAATGATTACCTACCGAAGGCGATAGCGGCTCTTGCCTTTTGCGTCGGCTTCGCTACAAGTGCAGCCGCGAAAATCATGCACCTCGCCATAGTGATCGGGCCACTCGACTTCTGTGATGAGATCGTGTAGCCAGACTGTGTTTTGACGCCGACCGCTCTGTTGACGTGCTCGAGGAGCATTTGCTCGCCGGTATGCACAAGCCGTCCCTCGTTGATGAGTTGACGGATGGTGCTCGTGTGGGTGACAAGTTCGCCATAGCCTACGTCTATTTTTTTCTTGTCTAGATCCATCGGGGCCATCTGGAATAGCGAAGGCGTGAGCGCGATCTGTCGGCAAGTCTTAGCGGACTCATGCACTCTCTCCCAGCAAGTGCCGAGAGTGTCTGTCACAAACTCCACAGTCACAGCGATCTGCCCTTCATCGTTGAGCTGTGCGCGTACCCCACAGTAGAGGGACTCATCAATTGAACTGTCCACGCTGAGGACGCCCCCCTCTGGCATGACAGAAGTCGTCAACTTGTCAAAGACGCCAGGGTTCAACCAAGAGTTAGCGCTCGAGATCCACAAGTTGAGTGACGCGCGCATGAAGGCTGCTTTGTCCACCTGCTCGGACTCATCAACCAAGATCTCGGGATTCAAGGTGTACCCGATTGCTGGGTTCGCCATCGCCCAATAGCCCTTTTCAACTATTGGGTCA